AATACTAAAGCCTGCTTAACATCATTGACATTGTGATCAGTTATTGTAGCAATCATTTTCACATCATAAGGAATTGTGTCCTTGAAAACTAACAACCCTTCTCTTTTTAAAGATTTTAAGTACATTTTCAATAAAATATTACTGTATTTATAACCATTCTCCATGCTTTCTAAGACTTTTATTTCTTCACTATCAAAGAAATTTTCTTTTAATTTTAGATAATAATATTTTTTATTATCACTCATTTAAAATCACCCTGAACCTTGTTATTTCGGTAACTATCTGGTATAATTGATTTAATAGGATAAATCATTTGTTGCTTGCCAGCTCTAGGTCTTAGAGACTGGCTTTTTTCTTTTTTGTGCTGCATAAAAAATCATCTCCCTGAAAAATAATCATCAATTTCTGTTTAACCTGGATAGGTACTTTTGATTTCTTCAATTCCTTTTTCAATCCAGTAGGCTTTCACTTCGCTGATCAATGTATCCAATTGCTTTTCTGTCAGTATTTCTCGCAAAATAAAACTTCTTTTAAATAAGCTGCCTAACTTATCAGCTGCTAACTTATGAGATTTTATCATTCTCTCCTGATCATCACCTGTCAATTTGATTTGAATCCACTTTAAAAATGACAGTTTACGGGGAGCAAAGTAATTTTCTTTCTCGACCTTCTCAATCGAATCCTCAATAATTGTCCTGACCTCTCTGGTTACAGCTCTAAACTCACTAAAACTCAACTGACTGACATCAATTCCAAAATAAAGAGTAGGGCATCTGTCATTTATCTTTCTTTCACCACTGGAGCTTTTAGTATCCAACATATTCGGTCATTCTCCTTTCATTTCTGCACTATTTACAGCCTTCAATTCAATGCAGGTAGTTTTACACCCCTTAATCACCAACAGCTTAAATGAGCAAATATGAGCGTTTAAACTGCTGAATTTCATTTCTCCCCCTCATCTTCAGGAAACAGAACTTCTTCCTCCACTTCCAGAGCCTCGGATAATCTTTTCCTCCAACCTGGGAAAACTTTTCTCCCACCCGTCTCAATTTGGCTAATGTCATTTTGATAAATCTCTGTTATCTCTGCCAATTCAAGCTGAGTTAAGCCTTTTTTATTCCTAAATTCTCTTACTCTATTCACCAAATTCACCTCCACTTTTTATTTTTTACCTCCAGCTATTGCAACTTCTTACTTTATAGTCTATAATATAAAATAACGGTATTAAAGTTATTAAAACCGTCATTCTTGCAAAAAAAGAGGTGTTTATTATGTTTCGCACTAAAAAAATTGCTGGAACAAATGTTGATATTAATAGAATTGATAATAAAAACTTTGGTCCATATAAAATTTTAAAGTTTAAGGAGATCAAGCAGCTGTATCATAATTATTTAGTTGATTTTTATGATCAGTTACCAGATTGGGAGATAAAACAGACTGAAAAAGTTTCAAGTGTCTCTGAGGAAATAAAAAAATTAATGGATAATTTTGTGGAGAGTGTAGATAAAGATTACAATAATCTGACTGATGAAAGTCTCTTTATTGCTTCACCTAAAAAAATTAAAGAACACTGGTATAGTGGCAATGAGGGCTACAATCCTTACAATGAGGGTGGGAATGCTGCTGAAAATAAAATCTATCTTGATATAAATAAATTGAACCTCGATAATGATAATGAAATTATAGAATTCTGCAATAAATATGGTCCTCTGGGTGCAGATCATCACCCGATAAAGATTATTTCTTTTGATGTATGCTATCCTAAAAAAACATATATTGGATTTAAAAGTGATGCTTTTCAAAGTTATGAAATGTTTAAATTTGCAGTAGAGGAAATGCAGGGATTGATTGAAATCTGGGGAGGTTTGCAGGAAAATAAGCTGCCTGATTTAGATAATACAAAAATTTGGTTTGTTAAAAATATACTCACAAATAAAAACGATAATGCAGTATCACTGGAAAGAGCCAAAGAAATATTTTCTGCTAATATAAATAAACATTTGAATTTAACTAAACCTCACTTGATAGCAAATGATAGTAATCTGCTGCCAGGTAATGAGTCCCAAACCTTGCTGGCTGCTGCCTATATGCAATTTTTTGAGGATATAACAGAAAATAAGAAGTTTAAAAGGTGCAAGCACCCGTTGTGTGGGGATTGGTTCCCAGTAGAAAACACCAGGGGAAGAGAAAGAGAATTCTGCGAAAACACTAATTGTTCGACAAACTATCGGTCTTTTAAAAGTAGGTGGAAAAAATATTTTATTGAAGGTGAGAAAACTGCTGAAGAAGTAGCTGACAGGCTAGAAATTGAGGTTGAGGATTTAGCTGATAGCTTTAATCTAACAGAAAAAGAATTTGAAAAACTGAGGGATTAACAGAGGAATTGGTTCAGGGATCATCTCTCTGAGGCATTGGTCCTGAGGTGCCCAGAAATGATTGCATTTTGCTAAAAAAAGTTGACAATTTGCACAAATTATTCTACACTTATCTTAGAAAAAGACATAAAAAAACCCCCAGACAAGGTACCAGCTTATCTGAGGGAACCTGGCTGACTATCTATTTATTGTCAGCACAATGAACAAACCAAAAGCCAATGTTAGACTGAGACTTAGTCTCAAATCTAGCATAATGTAGATGTTCATAGTCATCACCTCCTTTCTATCTGGACTGATGACAGGTATTTAAAACTGCCCGTGGAGGCAGTTTTTTTCTTTTTACAGGGGTTATTTTATCACAACCCGCTGCCAAACAAAACACCTCTCGTCTATATATAAAAGTTTTTACCTGGTATTTGTTAGTGTTAATCAAAAATATTTTACCCTTCTACTTATTATTCACAAAAAAATTCAATTCGTCAATACTTAACCGTTAATTTGCCCCAAATCAATTAAATTCTTTACCATTTGCTAACTCAATCTGTTTCAGCAAGGGTTTATACCCTTTTAGTGCAACCCTCTCTAAAATTGCAAATATGAGCCTTTGAGAGCCTCACCTCCGATATAAACAATCTCGATATAATTCATTAAATAGTGTCAAATCCTGTCGATTACTGTCTTTTAGTTTGTGATTGAAACTGTTATGCTGCTTAATTAACCTGATTAATTCCTGCCAGAGCTCGATATTATCCTGCACAAACGCTTTATTTTGCATTTCTGGCCGTCCTAAATCAAACACCTGGCTAAATGCCTCATGATTGGTTACCAGCTCTATATCTACTGGATACTTAAGCATTTTAACTGCTTTAATTGCTGCCCTGAGTGTGTTTTCTAATTCTGCAGCTTCCTTAATCGGTCCTTTTAACTTTTTCTGATGATCACCAGCAATGAGCAGCACTGAATAATGATTACTGGAAGCACAAACTATTATTTTGACATTCATCTGATCACCTCACTGATCATGAAACTCTTTATTATTTTGTTGGCAGCCAACTTTTTCAAAAAAGTAAAGGGATAAAAGTAAATTTGAACCCGTGCCTCGATTTACCGTTATAAATTAAGTTGCAAGGCAATGATTGCTATCGTAACAGGCTAGACTCGATTATTAACCGACCTTTTTCAATACCCTATTTATCATACTTAAATATTATCAGCTAACCTCTCACCAACTCACTTTATTTATTCCCTAATACCTTTAATTCTTTAAGTTCTATATTCATATATAAACCTTTTAAAGTCTTTATGTGTCAGATTTACGCTTATAGCCCAGGGGAGCCCCGTCATAGCAGTCTTAAATTTTTCTATCTACATGTGTCAAATATGCACTTATAACTAAAGACCTACCCGTCAGGGCAGGCCTAATTTTTTCTATCTAACTTTAAAAATATAAGTGTTGGATCGTCTTTTTTCTCTGCTAATTTACTTAATATTTCTAACTAATAACAGTCATTAAAAGAGAAAGCCCATATATAAACCTTTTATATATTGTATTGAAAAAGCTCGTTTAATAATTAAGTTTTCCCCGTCAGAAAGGCAATTAACGCCCTGCAATTTACTGTTTATTTTTTAAAGAAAACTTTCCTGCTTTTCTTTTTTCTTTGTCGCCTGCTTCAACTTTTTTAATAACTCCTTTTTTGATTAAAGCTGTCTTTGAATATCTAACAGTATCATATTTGAGGCCGCTCCAATCTGCTGCAAACCTGTGGCTAAATGGTGCTGAGTCCTGTTCAGTGTTATATGCTTGTCTAACTTCCAGTAATTCGATAAAGCTGCTTAAAAGCTCTTTCTGCTTCTCTGGCAGCTGATTAATTTCTTTTGGTGGCATAATCTTTGGCAGTTCAATTATTCCTGAATCTTTTAACATTCTGATCCACCAAATTAAACTTGTCGCTCCTTTTAAATCCCGCTGTTTCCCAGTCCTGGCTTGATAATAAACCTCTGGCAATGTGTAAAAACTGCCTGCTCTGTGGAAGTCTTTGAACCCAATGACACCGTCGTCAGTCTGATAAAGTGCAGCAGACGGCTTTTTTTCACTATGTAAAGGACATTTAAAGGCCTGCCCGATTCTCTTAACCTTCACATCAAACAAGTTTCTCATTACTTCCAGACAAACTTTTTCATCTTTGCTTAACCTGATCAACAACTTTTTATTAATGCCCTTTTTTACCTTAATTTCTAAGTCCTCTTTTTTTAGTTCTGAGGGAACTACACTAGTATTAATATTAATTCTAGTGTAGTCTTTTTTATTGGCTATCTTATTAAAGGATTCAGAAGGAGTAAAATTTGGGTCTAAAAAGTTTATAATTTGTTCTCTCCTATTGCTAAAATCAGCAAGTGGCACATCTTTAAAACTTAAATATTCAGCCCACTGATAGTTAATTCCTGAAGGGTGTAGGCTTGGAGGTGCTACAACATAGCCAGCAGTTTTAATCTCGCCTCTGGCCGTCCTGTGTGGAACTGGTAGCTTGTCAGCTCTGCACTTAAAATATAAGTGATAACCTCTGCTAGTTTTAACAATTGGTGTAATTGGCAACCCAAAATCTGGCCTTTTGTCTAAGTCGATTATAATTAAAACATAATGATCATTAACTTTTGTTCCAGCAAAAACTCCAAAATTAATTTTTGGCATACTGTCAAACCAGCTTTTTACTATGTTAGCACTGGCTTTATTTTCTAAATACGGCTTTGTGCTATTTCCTAGAAGTAAACTAAACTCTGGCACTTTGTCAGCTTCTTTTAGTGGTAAAAGATTAAAACCCGCTGCTGACATTTGATAAGCTGCTATTTTTTTATGTTCATTGATACTCTTCTTTTTGTCTGATATAATAAACATACTGTATTGAATCTCCTTTCTTTTAGGGGATTAACTCTCAGGCCTTTACTGAGAGTCTTTTTTTGTCTAAATTTAAAAAAGGCTTGAAAGAGTTTTGACCCCTCCCAAGCCTGATTATTTATTAGTATTCACCTTTTCAATAAATTTGTTGATTCAATCGCACATTTTGTAACTTTGAGTGCACTTTCTGTAAACTTTTTAGTGAAATTTGTTCAAAAACATTGAACATCTATCACTTGTTGTGATAATATAAGAATACAGAATGTTGCTAAGAAAAACATTAGCTAACAAATTTATATTTTTTATGCTTCTAACAATCGGCTTGGTGGTGGAATGTTAGAAGTGAAAGAGGCAGCTTTTATCTCAACTTGTGGAAGGGTAGAGAGATGGAGCTGTCTTTCGTCTTTTTATATGTAATTTTTTTACTTTCTGCTGATAAGTATATAATATTCACATAATTAATGCAATACAAAAGCCCCAACAGACTTAGTGTCCTGCTGGGGTGTTTTTTTTATTTACCTGCTATCATTTTTCTGCTCAATCTTAGCAATTGACTTTTCATCTCTCTTAATAAACTGGCCTATAATCTCTTTCTCCCTGGCATCTTCGGCAATCTCTGGTTTAATTCCGTGGTCCATATAATATAATAATTTCTCTATTTCTAAAATAGCGATATTGATTTCAAATAGATCAACTGCATCTTTAAAATTTTGCTTATTTCTTCGAAGTTTTTCTTTCCTGCAGCGTAAAAAGTTTTTTATTTGTTTAATATTCAAAGGGTTCACCTCCTTAAGATAGTTGTAATGTCGGAGGTTTTAACCTGAATGTCAAATATTAACCTGATGATACTATAAATATAAAATTACATCAAATACTTTTTTTGCAGCAAAACAAAAAGCCCCAGCTTTTACACCAGGGCTCTGAATGTGATATAATATTTAAAAGATGTTTTAAATCGTCGCTTTTACTGCACAAAACTCGGCCAAGAGTTGTGAATTTATCACAATTGCAGTATTAAGCACAGCAGACAGGCTGACTATGAGTTGGTCTGTCTTTTTCTATTTTACGGACTAATGCCAGTGCTTCCACGGGTGTTAAACTATTGTCTAATGTCAATCTTTCCTGCCCTAAATTAGTATAATAAGCCTGCATTCCTTCCAGATCAGCGAATTGAATTAATATCATTTTGAATCTCTCCTTTTAGTTTAATGTCTTTTTATGTCATATTTAGTCTTTTTTTGTCCATATGTGATAATCTTTGTCTTTTGCCTCTTCCTTAATTTCTTCTACCCTTGATTTATCCAGATCATTACTGACTGTTAAAAATTTATTATTGTAATCACTGGTATAAAGAAATGCTTCGACATCTTCAAATTCAGTTTCAATAATCTTCAACTTGAAATCCCACCTTTATTTTTTGTTTTTTTCTTTTTCCTTAATTCTATTATAAATAATCTCTGCCAACGGTCGATTAAGCTCTTTACTTGTAATGTCGGGAATCTCGTCTGTAATTTCTTCACTTATTATTTTACCAGTTTTTCTGTCATGAACTCTACTTTTTATTCTTAAAACTTTTTTCACCTCCTTAATCTTCAACTGGTGTTGTCTTATTTTGTTTTTTCAGTTCATTGAGCAGCTCCATTTTACCAGCTTCTCTTAATGCAGCTAAAATTTCAATGAATTGATCAAGAGTTAAATCCTGAATATCTAACTTATTTTCATTTTTTACACCGTCATAAAATTTTCTTATTTTCACTTTTTCACCTCCTTTCAGGTGTTTTTAATTGTGGACCCGATTTCACTTTCAGTATTTTTCGGGTGGGGTTTGAGTGATTCTTATATTTATTTAATCGGCTGCTGCACTTCTTTCTCCTGGGCAAAAAAAGCCCAGCAGCCTCCAAAAATTTATGTTTTGATTGATTTCAAATTATAGATCAGTCATATTAACAAAAAAGGGGGTTTATTTAAGGTTTTAGGGGGTATATTTAAGATTTGAGGGGGTTAAATTTCCATCATGACGGTGTGTCGAGCTTCATTTACCCCTTATAGAGCTCCATTTACCCCACTTTACCCACTTTTCTCTTATAGTTAGAACCTTATGTTTTGAAATGTCAAACCTTTTTTTATCGGCCAGAAATATAAAGTTATAGACAGTTATTTTTTTGGGCTTTTTCCTCAATTCTTAATTTATTATTCAGTATCTCTCATATAATTTTCAAGCTCTGATTTGAGGATCCTGTATTTATTCCCAACTTTTTTTGCCTTCAAATTCCCTCTTTCAATTTCATTATAAATAGTTCTTTTACTAACCTTGAGAATTTCGGCAGCCTCTTCAGCTGAAAAAACTTCCATGTTTACACCTCCAATATTTAATTTAAAATTATTATATCAGTAGTTTTGTGTAATATCAAGTAAAATTATTATCTTTTTATTTATAATGAGTAATTATATATACTTATCAAGAGTGATTAAGTAAAAAACTTCGTAAAAGAATCATTTTCCGAAATTATTTAAAAAGTGCTGTAATCCCTGTCATATCATAGGCTAACAGTCATTTTTGGCTACTTTTAAAATATTTTATATAACCTTATTTTGCCTTTTATAACCTCTTTTTGTAATCTATTTCTAAATAATGTCAACATTTTATCATTTTCTCCCTGAAATAGACTTCAAGTAAATATTAAGCGATTAGCAGCTAAAGAAATAAATTTTAAACTTTTCACCATTTTTGTGGTAAAGTTGGTAGTCAAAAATTTAGACGGCCACCTTCCCGATCCAGAAATATGTTTTCGGTCTTCTCAATTTGAGAGGACCAATTCTGTTTGTCCAACTATTGGACGACCAAAAATGAGCATAGGCACAAAAGTTTAAATCAACTTTTTACTGCCTCAGGTAGATTAATTAAATCAGCTACCGCTATCTTTGGCCAGAATAACGACTCACTTAAATAATTGTTTTATTTTGTCGAATAGGCTTTTATCCTGCTTTTTCTCTACTCGGTCCAATTTCTTGTATAATTTATTGAGCATCTCACCCTGCTGTTTAATTTGTTCATCTCGCTGCTTAAACTGCTCACTTATTTTCTCAACTGCCTCATTGATCAGCTTTTTATTTCTCGACTCAGTAGCCTCTACCAGTTCATTAATCAGTTTTTCTTTATTCACTGGCCGATCTACCTGTCTAACTTCAACCACTTCATTTTCTGTCTTAGCAGTCTGATTAAGTCTTTTTGCTAAATCGTCAAGAGCCTCCTCTGTTGTAATCCACCGTTCACCATAAGTGAAACTTTCCTTCTCAGCCTCTAACTGCTCGTTTAATATTCTCTTTCGAATCCAGGACTCACTTTTACCATAATATTTTGCTGCTTCTTTAATGGTTAACTTTCCCATTTGCAACCCTCCTTTTCCTCCTTATGCTTATTATTGTTCAATAACAGCTGTAATTCCTGCACAAATATAAAAAGTCCAGCTATTAACTGGACTGGATTAAAGGGTAGCTATTTTAGGGTATTCGGTATTATAACACTTGTGAGGGGCTAGGGCTAAAATCTATATAAACGCTGTCATTCTCTGCTATTACAGAGGCTCTACAAGGCAAAAGTTTTTTTGAGTTGGGTAAATCTACATACTTTTTAATTATCTGGCCTTCCTCAGTCTAAATATTTCTTGAATTCTGCTTTGATTGCATTAATATCTCTTTTCACAGTGCTGACACTATAACCAATCTCGCTGGCTATCCGATAATATCCGTGTTCTTTCTCAAAATACATTTCTAAAACTTTCTGTTTTCTCTCAGATAGTGAGTTTTTAATTATGTTATAAGACTTAATTTGAGCCTCCAATTCTGAATTATCTTTTCCCTGGCATTCTAAAAGCTCTTTTTTCGTCTTTAAATCTGTATAATTTTCAAGTAAATTAATCGCATTCATCAAAAGTCCTCCTAATTACAGTGCTCAACTCGTTTAAAACTCGGTTTAATATCCTTCTCGCTTTGCTATAACCAAAACTTGCTGCATTCACTATCTCTGTCTTAGTGGCTTTAGTCAGCCCCAAATCTGCTTTTAGCAGCTCAATAACTTCCTGATCATACTTTTCCAGCTGACCTTCAATCCCTTCTTTTAGCTCAACATGCTTTCTATAAATCCTTTTTCTGGTCAGTCTAATATCAGCCAGATGAATTGCCCTTGAAGCTGTATAATCAGCATGACCACTTTTATTACTTGACCTGCCAGGTGTCAAATTAACTGCATTGACAGTGCAATAATAGTCTTCGGGAAATTCCATTTCAACCAGCCTTTTAAGCCGTTCAATAGACTTTTCCAGCTCACCAGTTAAATAATTTTCTAAATGATCAGCCACATCAACATGATTTGTTAATTCCTCCTGCATATAATCACATCTCTTTTTATTTAAGATTTATGCTATAAAGAGAGGGGATTTCTCCCCTCAATATTTACTTTTAACCTGTTGCCTCACCTACTGAACTTGTTGCTTCCATATCAAAGTATTTTTCAATCTCTTTTCTGACATCAATAGCAGTCTGCTTGCTATCCCCAGAGTCCTGGATATTAATTTCAATCTTATCCACTTTCTTAACTGACCTTTGCTGCTGAGAATTACTGTTATTATAATTATTCGTGGTTACAGACTTGCTATTCCCAAATCCGCTGTCAGATATACTAGACATTGGATTGTAATCTTTAACAATAGTCTTAGGCTCAGCAATCATTGACTCAGTCCACATATTGCTTAATGGTCCAGTAACCTGCTCTCTGGACTTATCAACACCTTTTCCAATGGTTTGAGTAAGCCCTGGTCCTACCTTATCTAATCTGCTTAATGGTCCAACTTTAGCAGGTGATTGAGGCAGGTAGTCCATTACTTTTTTGGCCATTCCCTGCATCCAGCCTGGCAGTTGATCCATAGCATTTTCAATTGCTGTTTTTAGAGCAGAACCAAAGTCTATATTACTTAATTTGCTTTTAATGCTGCTAGCCCATTCATCAATCTTTGCTATTGGATCAGGTATGTCTGGCATGCTAAGTCCTGGTAAATCGAATGGAATTAAATCATCTACAAAAGATTTAGCATTATTCCAGGTGCTTTTTACAGATCCTAATAAATCTGGAATAGTGGGCAACTTCACATCAGGGAAGTGTTTTTCTTTTAAATTATTGAACCAGCTAGTAAATTGATTCCATTTGTTGCTTGCCAACACTTTAATATCTCCTATTTCTGGGATATTAACATCAGGAAAATGTTTTTCTTTAATTCCTGAAAGCCATCCAGTGAAACTATTCCATTTTTCTGCAGCTTTATTTTTTATGCTTTCAATAGTCGGAATTTTAACCTCTGGAAAACCTTGAGATTTTAAATTATTAATAAAAGTTTTTCCTGAATTCCAAATATCTTTAACTGCTCCCACTAAATCGGGCAAAGTAGGTAATTTAATTTCAGGAAGTTCAATCCCTGTCTTATCCTTTATAAATTGTCGGCCAGACTCATAAATTTTATTTATTATATCTGGCAGATTAACTGCTGGAACCAAAAATCTAACTATTTTTAAAGGATTATCTTTTACATAATTTGCTGCAGCTATAATTTTTTCTTTAATTGCTCCAGCTATATCTGGTATTTTGCTTAACTTGAAAATATCTAAGAATAAATTGCCGATAAAGGTTAATTTAGCAGTAACAATAGTTTTTATACCTTCGAAAATATCAGCAACTCCACTGTAAAATTGATCAACAGCGTCCATATACATTCCAAAATCACCAGTAACTACACCTTTAATAATGCCTGATACCGCTTTTATTGGTGAAGAAAGTATCTTAAATGCACCTTCAAATATCTTTACAGCTCCAATTACAGTTGACTGAACTAGTGGTTCTATATAAGCAAATGAAGCTTTTATCGCTTCCCAGGTCCAGAGTGCTGCATCTCCTACATCTCTTAAAACTCCTTTTAAATCTTTGTTTATGCCAGCCCATTCTAAGAACTTATTAATTATAGGTAGCAGAGTGCTTTCACCTCCGTTTAGGCCGACCCATAAATCTTCTAACACTAAAACAACACCTGTAATAGCAGCTACTATACCAAAAGTGCTAATTGAAAACAACCCAGCTATTGCAGGCCACGCTGCACTTACCATTCCGATTGCTGAAGCTATTCCAGTTATTGCAACTCCTATAGCAAAAAATCTTGCACCTGCTTGTAGTTTTTCACTCTGTTTTATCGCTGCTATAAATTTATTTACTGCAATTAACCCAATCAAAAAGGCTGACTTAAAAACTTTACCCACTGCAATAGATGTATCTCTAATGTTTCCTTTAAATCTCTGAATTTGGTTATTCCATTCATCAGAAGTTCGAACAGCATCTCCTATTGCATCTTGATTTTGAGCAATAATTTCTTGATACCTGATCTGCATCTTTGCTAAGCTATCCAACTGCCTGAAACTTTCTTTATACCCCATTGCTGCAGCTCTAGCATTAAGATTTGCTTCATTAAGCTGGGTACCAAGATTTTTAACAGCCCTATGATTTCCCATTAAAGCGGATTGCATTGCATCAGCAGCGGCTGCTGTACCAACATTGTTAAAAGAACCTAAGTCAGCTGCTAAAGTAACCATATCTTTAGAAAGTCCAGCTGCTTCATCGCGGGCTAGACCCATTGGCACCAGAACATCCTGAAAACTGTTTAACCAATCGAGTGTTGCATATTTTGAACGCCCAATATCTTGAGAGTATTCATCAGCCCATTTTCTGGTTGAATCAGCTACTTCTCCAAACACTACATTGAATTTATTTACTGTCTCTTGAGCATCACCAGCATTGAAAACTGATTTAACTATCGCACCAAATCCTGCACTAGCTATCAACCCTAACTGATATCGGTATCGTTCTAAAAGGGCAATTCCTCTACCCATTGCATTTTTAACATCATGGAAAGCACTAGACATTGCTCGGCCAGCCGTTACTGCCTTTCTTTCCAAAGCTCCCATTCTGTCGGTAGCTCTTATAACATTATTTTTAAAACTATCAACTTGCCTGTCGGCCTGAGTGAGTGGCCTGTCATTTATACCAAAACCAACTTTGAAAAATAAATCTCTCTGTGAACCTCCTGTCATAACTTAAACACCTCTCTATAATCTATTAAGGTTCAAAATCAAAATAAGTTACAGTTTCGCCCTCAATAGTTTCCTCTTTTATCGTCAATCCAATAAGATTTAATGTTTCGTCAAATAATTCTTTCAGCACTTCTTCATCATCTGGCAGATCCCCGTCAATTGCTTTATTCAGCAGCCTTTCGGAGAAATCTTTCAAGTCATAATAACCAAAGTTATCACTTTCACGCTTCAATCTATCGTCCATTTTAATGACCCATCTGGCTCCAGGGTTTTTGATTAAATAATCTTTCCCTTTAACCCTAATCTGCTTAGTTTCGATAATGATCACCTCCTTTACCTTCGGAATGTCAACATATGTAAACATTCTCACGCTTATTATCTTATGAGCAAACTCTTTATAATTCCTTTTCAATCTCAGGTTTTTTCAGGTTTCAATGTAAGGTTTTGAAAGGTTGTAAAGTTAAGTTTTGTTAAGTCCTAAAACCTCGCACGCGTATCCGTGTCAGCAAACTCTCTTTTTTAGGGCCTCGGGAAACTCGGATTATCCCTTTTTTAAGGCCTGCAAAAACTGCAGATATATTTTATCTCTCAATTTTGCAGCAACGATAATCGTCGTCTCACGCGTCTGCCGTGTTACGAAACTCTCAGTCTCTGTTGTACGAATATCGTACATCTGAACTACCGATTAAGTACCTCGGTTTAATCTAGGCACTTAAAGGGTGTCATAATTAGTTACCCCCTTTCGCTCATTTCTGGGCTAAAGTTTATAATCAGAGTCATTCCCTTTTTAGGGACTTCAGAAACTTCAGGTATTATTGATCTATTATTCATCTGGCTGCCTAATAAATATCTCTGTTTTCTTATTATTTTGGCTTTTATCCAGAGTGATATTTATTTCAATTCTGCTCGGTGCCTCTGGATTATCCAAATAATTTTCCTCTCTTAAAACCTGTGTGATTTTATCCATCAACCTGCTGTCTTCATTTTCTCTTTCCCTTTCAAATCTATTTAGAAAAACCACCTTGTTATTATCCATTAATAATGCCTCCTTTAAGGGTCTTACTTAAGGTATTCTCTCAACCAATAATAAAAACTCTGATAAATATAATTGCCTGCCAGTTCGGGCTTTATGAACACAGTATCAAGGTCATAACGGTGTTTAAATGAGTGCAATGTGGCTGCAAAACTTTTTGGCTTATACTGGGTCCTGTAATTATGCTCAATAATATCCTGATACCCTGCTGCATTCTCTACCAGTAGAATTAATTTGCTACCATTCGACCTGATCAATTCATTCTCAAACTGAGTGCGATCATGAGTGAAATTATTGCTTAATTCAGTCAGACTGGCCTTCCTCTCAATTGCTATCTGGTCCATAAAATAAATATCTCTCATGATTCCAAGCTCATCATTTCTCGGCAACATGAAACTATAATCTCCAAAATCCAGCTTTTTGCTTTTATGAGCTATACATTTTTTGTCGAAATATCCCTGAATGTGAGTGTTTGCCTGCTCCCTGGTATCAATGAGGACCGTCAAACTCTTTAAAAGCTCTTTCATTTCACCCTTTGTGTACCGATAAGCTAATTTAGTAGTTAACATCTGCTGCCTCCTAACTATATTTCTCTATCTCGTCTAAATAATCACCAATATCAGTGATAACTTCCCTCGCTTCATGAGTGAAAACGCTGCCTCTTTCTGCTTCCAGTGCTTCAACAAAGGTTAATGCCGTCTCAATTTTGCTTTTTGTCTCACTGATCAGCCTCTTTCTCTGATTTGGTTCAGCTCGATCTTTATAATATTTACTGATTTTAGACAATAACTCTGACATTTCCTGATTACTGGCATTATTTTGCCTTTTGACATTATCAATATCTTTAAGTAATTTAGCGAATCCCCTCATTTGATCACCTCATAAAATTTTTTATTGCTTTAAATAATTTACAGGTCCTCTGACTTTCTGATCATGAAAATCTTGAAAATATACTATTTCTGGATACCACACCATATTAATTGCCCCCGTTGCTCCCTCTCTCTGTTTAGAAATTAATAATTCTGAATCATCCTGAACTTTGGGCTCATCAATTCCCTTTTCTTTACACTCATAATATTGAGGCCTGTGAACAAAGAAAACGCTGTCAGCTTTTTCCTCTATCTCTCCACTATCACGAAGATCACTCAGTTGAGGCCTTTTATTGCTTCGACCCTTAAAATCTCTATTAATTTGGTGCAGCAGCATTATATGAACATCCAATTCAGCTGCTAAACTTCTTAATTCTCTTACAGCTTCAGCAGTTCCCTTATCAAATCTACCTCCAACTGAACTGACATTTATTTCAGTCAAATAATCAATAACGATAAATTTCAATTCACCATTGTAGATGTTGTCAGCTTTTCTAGCAATTGACTTGATATCATTCACCGTCAACCCTCTTCTATCAGTAATCTTTAACGGTTTATCATGTAGCCAATTTCTGGCTGTCTCAATCGCATTTCTCTGCTTTTGAACAACTTTATTTTCTTGATTATTTTTTGTCTTATAGTAATCATCAGCTTTTACTTTGGCCTCCTGAATCAAAATTCTGTCCAATAACTTAACTCTATCCATCTCTAAACTGATCATCAGGCTGGGAACATTAGAAGTTTTTAAAACAGAAGCCAATAACCTTAAACTCATTGCAGTTTTACCCATTGAGGGCCGTCCAGCCAGTATGCTCAGGTGTTTTCTGCTTAAACCTCCTCCAGTCATAGCATCTAAACTATAAATCCCTGTTCTGATTTTCTCTGTTTCCTTGCCTTCTTGACGCTCCTGGAATCTTTCAAACGATTCATAAGCCACTGACTCAACATCATGAATTAATTTTTCTTCTAAATTTTCACTCGTGGCAGTAAAAACTTCATCTTGTATCTTAGACTTGAACTGATCCTGCTTTAGTTCATTGTCAGTCAAGTAATTATAGGCTTTATTGAGAGAGTCTTTAATTCTCCTTCTCTCCCTGCATTCTTTTAAATTATGAATTATATCCTCCAGCTCCATTGGAGCCAGGTATTCACTATCAATGATTTTTTCTATTTGACCCTGGCCAAACTCTTTAGAGGCAAACAGCATGACCTCGGTTTTGGCAATTTTACCTTTATCTAAATAATCGTCTTCCATTTTTTTATAAACAGCTTTATGCAGCTCATTACTAAACAATTCAGCGTTGGTTTCCTCCACATGCTCACCAAATAACTCGGGATTAGATAGTATTGAGGATAAAAACCCTTTTTCTAATGCTAAATTTTGAAAGATGTTTTGTTTATCCATAGTTTTCTACCCACTCTTCCTGCTTTTTCCTCATATCTTCCAACCTTTTTTGCTTTTCTGCTTCCTGATCAAAGTCAGTTTCTGGTCCTATATATTCTCTCCAGTGTTCATCTCTTCCGAAAAAAGTTTTAAATTGCTTTATATACTGCTCTTCAGTTCCATTTTTTTTGCATTCAGAGGAATAGTTTTTAGCAGCCAGCTCTAAATCTTCCTGAGGTATCCCCTTTCTTCTAGTTGCAGCCCATTTTCTCCAGTGAGCCTTCTTACTTCCTCTTTGACTGGGATAAAGATTATATATTTTCTCAAAAGCCTTTGGATAATCATAACGACCATTTTCCTTTTTGCTTATCGAAAACTCATCCCCAGGCTGACTGTCGGATTTTTCCGACGGTTTTTCTTTCTCTCTCTCTAACTCTATCTCTAACTCTGGTGTAGAAATGTCGTTCTTTTGTTGTACATTTGTAACAACATTTGTAACATCACCTTCAAGATCGCTGATATTTCCAGGACCTTCAGACTCTAATAATTCTTCTTTTTTCTCCTGAACTTGATTTCTATAAGCTCTAACCCTATCAGCTTCAGTTGACGATTTACCGATAAAATTTTGTATATCCATCATGTAAATCGCACCATTCGACAAAATCTCAATA